GACCGCGACAAGCCGGGCTGGGAGTACGCCCTCCGCGCCGCCGATGCAGTGCTCGCCGCGGGTGCCACGTCCTGCGCGGTGCTCATGCCACCGTCCGACAAGTCCGAAGGCTGGGACGCGGCCGATGCCTTGATCGAAGGTTTCGACGTGGCTGCATTTCTGGACGCGGGCGAGCGCGTGGTGATGCAGCCAGAGGCGAATCTGACCGAGCCGCCGCAGGATGGCGAACGCGCTGTCTGGGCCAGCGAGGATTTCCTGGCCCTCGCCTTCACCCGGCTCTACGGCTACGACTGGCGGTTCGTGTCGCTGTGGGGAAAGTGGCTGGTTTGGACGGGACAACGGTGGCATTCCGAAGCGACGCTGTTCGCTTTGCATCTTATCCGCCACGTCTGCCGCGAGGCCTCGCACAAGGCGGATTCGCCGCGCCTCGCCGGCAAGCTCGCCAGCAGCGCCACCGTTGCAGGTGTCGAGCGCATGGCTCGCACGGATCGGCGCCACGCGGCAACTGCTGAGGAATGGGACGCCGACCCGTGGCTACTCAACACGCCAGGTGGCGTCGTAGACCTGCGCAGTGGCCGCATGCGCGAGCACAGCCGCGACGACCGCATGACCAAGATCATGACGGCTACCCCGCGCGGGCACTGCCCGACCTGGAAGGCCTTCATTGCGCAGGTCACCGGCGGTGACGTCGAGCGCCAAGCCTATCTGCAGCGCATGGCGGGCTACTGCCTGACCGGCTGCACCCACGAGCACGCGCTTTTCTTTCTCTTCGGCACTGGTGCCAACGGCAAGTCAGTGTTTATCAACACGCTGTCGGCGCTGATGGGTGACTACGCCGCGAACGCGCCGATGGACACGTTCATGGAAACACGCTCGGATCGCCACCCTACCGATCTCGCCGGCTTGCGCGGCGCACGCCTAGTGTCGTCCATCGAAACTGAGCAGGGTCGGCGTTGGGCTGAATCCAAGATCAAGGCCCTAACCGGTGGCGACAAGATCTCCGCGCGCTTCATGCGCCAGGATTTCTTCGACTTCATCCCACAGTTCAAGCTGCTGATCGCCGGCAATCACAAGCCCGCCATCCGTAATCTGGACGAGGCGATGCGGCGGCGCCTGCACCTGATTCCATTCACGGTGACGATCCCGCCCGAACAGCGCGACAAAGCCCTGTCGCAGAAGCTGCTGGCGGAGCGCGACGGCATCCTCGCCTGGATGGTTGATGGCTGTCTGGCCTGGCAGCGCGAGGGCCTGCGTCCGCCCAAATCCGTTCTCGAAGCCACCGACGAGTATTTCGAATCCGAGGACGCGCTCGGTCACTGGATGGAAGCGCGCTGCCAGCTGCATGTCTCGGCCAAGGCACTGATCTCCGATCTCTACGCCGACTGGCGCGACTGGGCGGAGCGTGCTGGCGAATACGTCGGCTCCGTTCGTCGTTTCACTGAATCGCTCGAGGCCCGGCGCTTCCAGCGGTATCGCGCGACCGGCGGCGCCCGCGGCTTTCTCGGCCTGAATCTGCAGCCGCGCGACGCTGGTTCCCGCTACCCCTACGCGGAGGATTGACCCATGCCGACTCCCGATTCCAACACCGGAGTGACTGAAGTGACCCCGAACATCGTTAACTCCCTACACCTGTACGCGCGCGCACGCGTAGAGGACTTACGACATCCGGTGTCACTTCTGTCACTCGACCTCGGAACCACCACCGGGTGGGCGGTTCTGCACCGGGACAGGACCATTACCAGCGGCTCGGAATCGTTCAAGCCTGGGCGGTTCGAGGGTGGCGGCATGCGGTTCCTGCGGTTCAAGCGCTGGCTCACCGAGATCAAGAACGCGGTCGACGGCATCGACGCCGTGTACTTCGAAGAGGTACGTCGGCATGCGGGCGTGGATGCTGCCCATGCCTATGGCGGTTTCATGGCCCACCTCACCGCCTGGTGCGAGCACCATCAGATTCCCTACCAAGGCGTGCCGGTCGGGACCATCAAGCGGCATGTCACCGGCAAGGGCAACGCCGACAAGGCGGCGATGGTCGAGGCAATCACTGCCAGGGGTCACTCACCCGTCGACGACAACGAGGCCGACGCCATCGCCCTACTCCTGTGGGCCATCGCCAACCACACCGGGGAGGGCTGCGTATGACGACCTGGACCGTGGATGCCGTCGAGGAGCGGTTTCGTGAGGCTGCTGAGACAGCGCGCAGGCTCCCTCCTGTTCGGGTTCAAGGTTACTTCAATCTCTGGCCACCGATGGTGCAGAGCTATCCGCGCGAGAGCTCGGGACACCTGCCACCCCTTCCTGCAGCAATCGATCGCATGGAAGAGACGATGCGCTGGGTGCTGTGGCTGACCGTGCCGCAGCGCAAGCTGGTTTGGATGCGCGCCAAGGACTACGACTGGCGTGACATCCGCCGCCGCGTAGGCTGCGATCGCACAACCGCCTGGCGGCACTGGAAGAAGGCTCTGCTGATCGTCACCGAGCAATTGAACAACGGGCCTCGCAAGACGAATGCCCGCCAATCCGAACCGCGCTACGCTTCATCCACTGCATAGGAGGGATACTCATGACTACTCGCACTACGCACCGCAGCAAGACCGGCACGAAGCTCTATGCCGTCCGCAACGCCGACGGCACGTTCAAGGACATTCAGACCTACAAGCGCGCTCACGGACAGGATGTGAAGCGCAGCAGCAAGGCTGAGCGGGCCAAGAAGACAACCTGATTAGCTCATGCCCGCGAGGTTGCACGGGCGCCGTTGATACAAGTCGCTACACGTTGTGCGGTGGCAGTCTCGATTGAACGTTTCTGATCGCTTTCCGCCATATCGAAGCCTGCAACATTTCAGGCGGTTCGCGTAGCATTCTTCATCAGACTCGCGGTCGGTGTGCGTAATGCACCAAGCGATGCCGAGCCCCTCGAAGCAGTGGGCTAATCAGTGGGCTTCCAGCGGGTAACTCCAGATTTCTGGGTCCTTCCTGGCGAAAAATCCATACGGGGGGCGACAGCGCGGCATTTCGATAGCGACAGGCCCGCGCACTGGGTTCGCATCCGGTTCGCACCCGCTGCCGCAAACTGACGTACCCCGACTCCAAGCCCGCGCCCTGTCGCGGGTTTTTTGTTTTCAACCCCTTGCCCCCGCACATCAACCCAGGTGCGCACCGGTTCGCAGCCGGTGCGCAGTGACGACGCCTGACCGACACCTATGTCCACATCAACCCAGAGCCGTATGACGCGCCTGTTTCACAAGGTGCTGTTGCGCCACGCCGACGCCGTGGCCTGCCCCGCCGGGCAGCTGATGGCCGCGGTGATCACGAAGGCGTTTCAGGATGCCCTCGGCGGAAACCGAGATGCGCAGCGCTTCTTCCGGGATGGGCGCATGGATCTGTTTGCCGGACTAATCGGGGCTGAACCGGATTCTGTGTGCGACATGGTGCGGCGCGGTCTCAGGGGGAAGGGCCACCGCTCACCCGTGGCGGCACTGACCATATGAGTTCCGCTATGACCGACCTGCACATCACGATGCAGCCCGTCGAATCGCTGATTCCGTACATTCGCAACGCGCGCACCCACTCCGAGGATCAGGTGGCGCAGATTGCGGCGTCCATCGCGGAGTTCGGGTGGACCAACCCGATCCTCACCGACGGCGCGAACGGCATCATTGCCGGGCACGGCCGCCTGCTCGCCGCCCGCAAGCTCGGGCTGGACCGGGTGCCGGTGATCGAACTGTCGCACCTGAGCTCGCTGCAGAGGCGCGCCTACATCCTGGCCGACAACCGCATCGCGGAAAGCGCGGGGTGGGACGAGGCACTTCTGAAGGTCGAACTGGCTGAACTGAAGCTCGGCGACTTCGACCTGGCGCTGACCGGCTTCGACGCCGATGAACTCGACCGGCTGCTGGATGGCGAGTCCGGCAATGATGGCCTGGGCGACGAGGACGCAGTGCCGGAGACTCCGGCGAAACCGATCTCGAAGCCGGGCGATGTCTGGGTGCTGGGCGATCATCGCCTGCTGTGCGGTGACGCCACCGACCCCGATTGCTACCAATCCCTGCTAGCTGATGAGCTGGCGGACATGGTGTTCACCGACCCTCCGTACAACGTCGACTACGCCAACACGTCCAAAGACAAGCAGCGCGGCACGCACCGCCCCATCCTCAACGACAATCTCGGCGCAGGCTTCGGTGGATTCCTCCAGGCGGCCTGCGCGCAGATGCTGGCGGTCACCAAGGGCGCGCTCTACATCGCCATGTCGTCGTCCGAACTCGACACGCTGCAGTCCGCGTTCCGGTCGGCTGGCGGCAAGTGGAGCACGTTCATCATCTGGGCTAAGAACACCTTCACGCTTGGCCGCGCCGACTACCAGCGCCAGTACGAGCCGATGCTCTACGGCTGGCGCGATGGTAACGACCGCTATTGGTGCGGGGCCCGCGACCAGGGCGACGTGTGGTTTGTGAAGAAGCCGGTCAAGAACGACCTGCACCCCACCATGAAGCCGGTTGAGCTGGTCGAACGCGCGGTGCGCAACAGCAGCAAGTCGCGCGACATCGTGCTGGATCCCTTCGGGGGATCCGGCACCACGCTGATCGCCTGCGAAAAGTCCGGGCGCCGCGCCCGGCTGATGGAACTGGATCCTCAGTACGCCGACGTGATCGTCCGACGCTGGGAAGAATTCACCGGGAAGAAAGCAACCCGCTACGAAGGCGGGTTGAAGGGTGACGCGGACGAGGATCAGGCCGTGGCCGAGGCCAGCTTGTAGACGCGGCTTTTCTCCGATTTCTCGGAAATGATCGGCTGAGTCTTGCCGATGATGCTGAGCGTGCCGCGCACGCTGTGCGCCTGCCACCCGGTCGCATCCATCAGCTCGGTCAGCGTGGTGCCCTCGGGCTTACCCAGCAGACCAAGAATCGCCGCCTGCTTGCTGCCCTCGCGAGCACTCCGCGGCTTGGCGTCCTTGGCCACCCTGGGCGCGCGGCGCGCGACCACTGTCGCCGGTTGCGGCCGGGCGCGCCCCACCGCCGCGTAGCCCGCGTCAGTGAGCACCCATGCATCGGCCTGCCGCACCGCGAGTTTGCGGTTGGACAGGCCTTCGATGACCTTCTGGCGGGCGCCGCCCTTGAGCGAAGCAGGCAGCGGTTCGATGTTGCCGTCCGTTCGCTTCGCGGCGACCTTGAGGATGGTGGTCTGGGTGTCGCTCAGTTTCGTCTTGCTCATGTACATCTCCTGGTGGTTGGGGTGAATCAGACCTTGTGAATCTCGCGGGCCTTGTCGAAGCCGACCCACTTGCCTTGCTGGTCGAGCCCGCGGCTTGCCATCTCCTCGCGCGCGATGCGGTTGAGGTCGATCTCGCCCCGCGCTGCGGCGGCGAGGACTTTCGATGCGGCGGTCTGGATGAATCCGACTTCGTCGACGGTGAAGGGCCCGCTGGTGTACTGCTGCATGTGCTGCTCCGTTGGTGATGGTGTGGACACATGAACGCTCTGTTCCATCGGAAAGCCAAGCACTTCGTGCCAACTGAATCGCACAAGAACTCAAACACTTACGGACGTGTCCTCGGACGATGGGCATCTCGATTCGCGCCTATGCGCGCCAGCGCGGGGTTTCTGATGCAGCAGTGCGCAAGGCCATCAAGACCGGACGCGTCACGCCGTTGCCTGACGGCACGATTGACGCGGCAAGAGCCGACCGGCAGTGGAGCGGCAACACCGATCAGGCCAAGCAACGACCCGTCACCAGTGACGCCATCCAGGCGGTGCGTGAGGCGGTCGCAGATGCCCCGCCCACCGGGGGCACAACGTTCCTGCAGGCCCGCACCGCCAACGAAGTGCTTAAGGCGCAGACCAGCAAGGTGCGCCTGGCAAAGCTCAAGAGCGAGGTGGTCGACCGAGCACAGGCCATCGCTCATGTCTTCAAGTTGGCACGCACCGAGCGCGATGCCTGGCTGAACTGGCCGGCACGCATCTCGTCGCAGCTGGCTGCCGAACTGAACGTGGATCCGCATGCAATGCACGTCGCGCTGGAGCGCGAGGTGCGCAAACACCTCGATGAGCTGGGGCAATTCCAGGCACGCGTGAACTGAAGCGATGTTCGATTACGAAGGTGCTGACAGCATCGAGCGCGCTTGGTACGAAGGCCTGACTCCGGACCCGTTGCTCAATGTGTCGGAGTGGGCCGATCAGTACCGGATGCTGTCCGGCAAATCAGCATCGGAGCCGGGCCGCTGGCGTACATCGCGCACGCCGTACCTGAAGGAGGTAATGGACTGCCTGTCGCCGACCTCGTCGATCGAGCGGGTCGTGATGATGAAAGGCGCGCAGGTCGGTGGCACTGAATGCGGCAACAACTGGATCGGCTACGTCATCCACCTCGCACCCGGTCCGATGATGGCTGTCGCGCCGACGGTCGAGATGGCCAAGCGAAACTCCAAGCAGCGCATCGATCCACTGATCGAGGAGTCGCCGACGCTGTCGAGCCTAATCGCTCCGGCGCGATCGCGCGATTCCGGCAACACAATTCTGGCGAAGGAGTTTCGCGGTGGCGTTCTTGTACTGACTGGCGCCAACAGCGCGGTAGGCCTACGCTCGATGCCGGTGCGATACCTGTTCCTCGACGAGGTGGATGCCTACCCGCGCGACGTCGAGGGCGAAGGCGATGCGCTGAGTCTCGCCGAGGCACGCACCCGCACGTTTGCGCGCCGCAAGATCTTCGTTGTCTCGACGCCGACGATTGCCGGCGCCTCGACCATTGAGCGTGAGTTCGAGGCCAGCGACCAGCGTCGATACTTCGTGCCCTGCCCAGAGTGCGGCCACCGCCAGTGGCTGAAGTTCGAGCAGCTGCGCTGGGATTGGGGCAATCCGGCCACCGCCCGCTACGTCTGCGAGTCCTGCAATGCCGCGCTCTCTGAGCATCACAAGACCTGGATGCTGGACCACGGTGAATGGCGTGCCTGCGCACCAGACAACGTTGGCGCGACCGTCGGCTTTCACCTGTCCAGCCTGTACAGCCCAGTCGGTTGGCGGTCCTGGACTGCGATTGCTGCTGCGTGGGAGTCCGCCCAGGGCAATGCCGCTGCCATCAAGTCGTTCAAGAACACCGAGCTCGGAGAGACCTGGGTGGAAGAAGGTGAGGCGCCCGACTGGCAGCGATTGGTCGAGCGCCGTGAAGACTATGCCTTTGGATCGATTCCCCTCCGGGGCCTGCTGCTGACCGGTGGCGCTGACATCCAGAAGGATCGCATCGAGGTTTCGATCTGGGCCTTCGGGCGCGGCAAGGAAGCGTGGCTCATCGAACACCGAGTGCTGATGGGCGATACAGCGCGCGAGGATGTGTGGAATCGGCTGGCCGGGCTCGTCTCAGAGTCCTGGACCCACGCTTCCGGCGCCCGGGTTCCTCTGGTCAGATTCGCGCTGGATACCGGGTATGCGACACAGGAGGTTTATGCCTTCGTGCGTGCGACCCATGACCCACGCGTGATGCCGGTCAAGGGCGTACCCCGAGGCGCCGCCCTCATCGGCACACCGACCGCCGTCGATGTCTCGAAGGGCGGCAAGAAGCTCCGTCGCGGCATCAAGTTGTATTCGGTGGCGGTGGGCATCGCCAAGTTGGAGTTCTACAACAACCTACGCAAGGGCGCAGACGTCGGAGAGGACGGCATGACCGCTGTGTTCCCGGTCGGCTACGTCCACCTGCCCAAGATCGACGCGGAGTTTATTCAACAGCTGTGTGCCGAGCAGCTGGTCACCCGCCGAGACCGGAACGGATTCCCGATCCGGGAGTGGCAGAAGATGCGTGAGCGAAACGAAGCACTCGACTGCTACGTCTACGCCCGCGCCGCTGCATCCGCCGCGGGCCTCGATCGGTTCGAGGAGCGCCACTGGCGCGAACTGGAGCGGCAACTCGGTGTCGATCCGCCGCCGCTAGACACGGAAGAAGCGGCACCCCCAGAGGCCACCCCACGCGGTGGCCTCGTTGTTTCACTGCATCCACAAGGCCGGCGCGTGATCAAGAGCCGCTGGCTCTCGTGACACCTGGATCACCATGTCTCTGCAGACCCAGATTTACAGCCTCGTCGAGCGAGTGGCCGCGCTGTTCTCCAGCGTCGATGCGCGTATCGGCGGGCTCGACGATCTGGATACCACGGCCAAGATGAACCTGGTCACAGCCATCAATGAATTGGCCGCACGAAATGCCGGCAGCAGCGGTGTTGCGTACACGCATCTGCAGCCTGCGGCCAGCGCGCTGTGGACGATCAATCACAACCTCGGCATGCGGCCTGCCGTGACGATTCTCGACGTTGGCGGAAGCGAGATCGAAGCCGACGTCGCACACCAGAACATCAACCAGCTCGTCATTCGCTTCGCGATCCCTGTCGCCGGGCTGGCGCGCCTCACTTGAACCCACGAAGGAGTCCATTCTATGTCCCGTAAGCAGCTTGCCGATCTCGATTTCGGCAGCGTGGCGCGCATTCGCAACCTGCCAGCCCCGGTCAATCCCGACGAACCGGTGCGCCAGCAGGATCTCAACTCGGCCGTCGAGGGCCTGGCATGGAAAGACTCCTGCCGAGTTGCCACGCAGGCCAACCTCAACCTGGCCTCGCCGGGGGCTTCCGTGGACGGCATCACCCTGATCGTCGGCGACCGTTTGCTGGTGAAGGCGCAGGCCATCGGCGCTGAGAACGGCATCTACGTCTGGAACGGCGCAGCCGTCGCCATGACCCGTAGCCTCGACGCGTCGACAGCCGACGAGCTCGAACAAGCCGTGACGACGGTCGAGGAAGGAACCTCCGCCGGAACCAGCTGGCGGCAGTCCGTCACGAATTTCGTTCTCAACGCTGCAGTGGTCACGTGGCTACAGTTCGGCGCCGCGATCGGCGCGGCGTCGGAAACGAGCTCGGGGATTGCTGAGATCGCGACACAAGCTGAAACCGATGGCGGGACCGACAATCTACGCTTCGTCACGCCGCTGAAGTTGAACAGCTGGGCCAGCAAGACGCGGCGCGCACAGGCGACTGTCGGCGATGGCAGCAGCACTCAGTTCGACGTCACCCACAACTTCGCCACTCGCGACGTGATGGTCCAGGTGTTTCAAGCCAGTGGGAGCTACGAGCAGGTGGACTGCGACGTGAGCCTGCCCACGGTCAACACGGCCCGGCTCAACTTTGCCGGCGCACCGGCCAGCAACGCCTATCGCGTTGTCGTGATGGGCTGATCCGGCGTCGGATCGACGTATGAAGGATTTGGCCTTTCGGGTCACGCCCGTCGTTGCGGCTCTGCCCGCCGCCTCGGCCGTGCTGGCCGGCGTCATCGTGCGCCTGTCCACCGACGGCAAGCCGTACTGGTGCGATGGCCTCTCGTGGGTTGCGATGACCCAGGCCAGTGGAGACGACGCACGCTTCACCACCGCACGCGCGACTGCCGACGTCATCAACAGCACGACGACGCTTGCGAACGCGACCGGGCTCGCCTTGCCGCTGGAGGCGAACACGACCTACGCCGTGGAGGCCAAGGTCGTGTTTCAGACCGCGGCCATCACCACAGGCATTCGCCTCACACAGTCCGTACCAGCCGGCGCGGTGGTCGTGGCGCAGTGGAGGACGCCGACGTCCTTGGTGGCCATCGCGTCCGCAAACCAGCGGGCCGCAGACACCGGAGCAGCAACGACCGGGATTGATCTCGCCAACAGCAACACGCTGGCCTGCGGATCCCTGTCGATCGTGACCGGTGCAACCGCTGGAAATCTACAAATTCGCTTTGCCTCCGAGATCGCCGCGTCCAACGCGGTGATCAAGGCAGGCAGCAACCTGGTCATGACCAAGATCGCCTAGAACTCCGATGGCCTACACCGAAGAACAACTCGCGGCGCTGGAATCCGCACTGGCCAAGGGCGAGAAGCGCGTGACGTTTCAGGACAAGACCATCGAGTACCGCACGGTCGACGAGCTCGTCGCGGCGATTCGCGAGGTCAAGCGCGGCCTCTTCGAGCAAGCCACTGCAACAGGACTTTGGCCCGGCGCGCCGCGCCAGATTCGCATCCACACCCATAAGGCGAGCTGATGGGCTGGCTCGCGAAACTGCGTCTCGGCCTGTTCGGGTCGGGCACCCCGACCTATGACGGCGTCGGCGGCGGACGCCGCGCTCTTGCCTGGCAGGTCGGCAATCCCGGCGCGGTGGCGGCTCTTGCCTACAGCCAGAACGAGCTGCGCGCCAAGAGCCGCGACCTGGTCCGACGCAATGCCTGGGCCGCCGCGGGCGTCGAGGCGTTCGTCTCAAACGCCATCGGCACCGGCATCAAGCCGCAGTCGATGGTGCTGGACCTCGCGCAGCGCGAGGCCATTCACGCGCTGTGGCGCGACTGGTGCGAAGACGCCGACGCCGCCGGACGTACCGACTTCTACGGCCTTCAAGCGCTGGCCTGCCGGGCGATGGTCGAGGGTGGCGAGGCCCTGGTGCGGTTGCGCTACCGCCGCCCGGAGGACGGGCTTGTCGTGGGTCTGCAACTGCAAGTGCTGGAACCCGAACACCTACCCCTGACGCTCAACACGGAAACCCCATTGGGCAACGTCATCCGCGCCGGCATCGAGTTCGACCGACTCGGACGCCGCGTGGCCTACCACCTCTACCGCTCTCACCCGGGCGACGGCGCGCTGGCGCCCATGTCGGGGGCCGGCGGCATGGACACGGTGCGCGTCTCCGCCGACGAGATCGTCCACCTATTCCGGCCGCTGCGCCCGGGACAGATTCGTGGTGAGCCCTGGCTCGCACGCGCGCTGGTCAAGCTCAACGAGCTCGATCAGTACGACGACGCGGAGCTGGTGCGCAAGAAAACCGCCGCGATGTTCGCAGGCTTCATTACCCGCGTGTCGCCCGAGGACAACCTTATGGGCGAAGGTCTGGCCGATGCTGGCGGTGCGGCCATCGCCGGTCTCGAACCCGGAACCCTGCAAATCCTCGAACCCGGCGAGGATGTGAAGTTCAGCGAGCCGGCCGATGTCGGTGCGAGCTACGCCGAGTTTCTGCGCATGCAGTTCCGCGCGGTAGCCGCCGCGATGGGCATTACCTACGAGATGCTCACCGGTGATCTGACCCAGGTGAACTACTCGTCGATCCGCGCCGGGCTTCTGGAATTTCGCCGCCGCTGCGAAGCGATCCAACACGGTGTCATCGTGCACCAGCTGTGCCGCCCGATCTGGCAGGCCTGGATGGACCAGGCGGTCTTGGAAGGCACTTTGCCGATGCCCGGATACAGCCGTCGTCGGCGCGCGCATCAGGCCGTGAAGTGGATTCCCCAAGGCTGGCAGTGGGTCGACCCGAAGAAGGAGTTCGACGCCATGCTCACCGCGATCCGCGCGGGTCTGATGTCCCGATCGGAAGCAATCTCGGCCTTTGGCTACGACGCCGAGGACATCGACCGCGAGATCGCGGCCGACAACCTGCGCGCCGATGCACTGGGCCTGGTGTTCGACTCCGATCCGCGCCACGACAAAGCCGCGACTCCACGTGCACCCGTTGCCGCGCCACCGCAGGACTCACCGGAACTCTGATATGCCCCTCCTTCATCTGGCGTCCCGCATCTACGGGACGCCGCTTTTGATCGCGCGCCCGAAGCTCGAGGTCATCCTCTCGGTACTCGGGTCTCGGATCGGCCTGCCCGATGTGGAGGCGGCGATCCCCGTAGCCGTGCCCCGCACTCAGGCCGCGACCACCGCCCCGGGCATCGCCGTCATTCCGGTGCACGGCACGCTGGTGCGTCGCGCCCTCGGCGTCGAGGCGGCCTCCGGACTGACGTCCTACGGCGACATCGCCGATCGTCTCGATGAGGCGCTGTCCGATCCTCGCGTGAACGGCATCCTGCTCGACATCGACTCCCCTGGCGGTGAAGCCGGTGGCGTGTTCGAGCTCGCCGATCGCATCCGAGCGGCCAACAACATCAAGCCGGTCTGGGCGCACGCCAACGACTCGGCCTACTCGGCCGCCTATGCCATAGCGGCAAGCGCCACCCGGCTGACCTTGTCGCGAACCGCCGGAGTCGGATCCATCGGCGTGATCGCGCTGCACATCGACCAGTCGATCAAGGACGCCAAGGAGGGCGTGCAGTACACCGCGATCTACGCCGGCCAGCACAAGAACGACTTCTCGCCGCACGCACCGCTCTCGCCCCAGGCAACCACGGCACTGCAATCCGAAGTCGATCGCCTGCACGGGATCTTCGTCGAGCACATCGCCCGCATGCGCGGCATCGATCCCGATGCCGTGCGTGCCACCGAAGCCGGCCTGCTGTTCGCCGACGACGCGGTCGCGACGGGCCTTGCCGATGCCGTCGCCAGCTTCGACCAGGTCATCACCGAGTTTGCGCAGCAGCTGACCCCGCAATCGGTAGCCACACGCGGCGGTCGTCGCGGCCTCAGCAGCCAGGTCGTCAACCCGACGCCATCCCTCTCAACGATTCCACCGGAGCACACCATGCAAGACCCCGAAACCCCTGTGTCCCACGAGGACACCCTACCGGCGGAGCCCGTCGTCGGCTCTACCGACGACCCAGCGCCGCCGCCGAACCCCGCGCCCGCCGATGACAGCCGGGCGCCCGATCGTGCGGCCGCGCTGGCTATCGCCGAACTATGCCTGCTCGCCGGCCAGCCGCAGCGCACGGCCGAGTTTCTCGCCGTAGGCGCGAGCGAAGCGCTGGTCCGTAAGACCCTCATCGCCGCCCGCGCCGAACAACCGGAGATCGCCTCGCGCATCGCCCCGGATGCCGGCACCGCCTCCCGCATCGACGCCAGCCCGGTCGTCGCCGCCGTCAAGAAACTCAACTCCAAGGAGAAGTAAGCCATGCCCTCGATGACCCAAGCCCGAACCCTCGGTGACCTCCTCAAGTACGAGGCGCCCAATCTCTACTCCCGCGACCGGGACACGGTCGCTGCCGCCCAGAACCTGTCGCTGGGCACGGTCGTGGCTCGCGTCACGGCCAGTACCAAGCTCAAGGCGCTCGATCCCGCCGCAACTGACGGCAGCGAGGTCGCGGTCGGCGTACTCGGCAACGATATCGATGCCACGTTGATCGATCGCGCCGACGCCATCCTTATCGCACGACACGCGATCGTTGCGAACACCGCACTGATCTGGCCGACGGGAATCACGCCCGTGCAGAAGGCCGCAGCCATTGCACAGCTCGAAATGCGTGGCGTGCTGGTGCGCGATTCCGCCTAACCCTTCGCTTCACGTTCCCCCATAAACCCGCCCATGAGGCGGGTTTTTCATTTCTGGAGACCCCAAATGCAGAACCCCTTCGAAACCCCAGGCTTTTCGATGGCCAGCCTCACCGCAGCCATCAACCTCCTGCCTAACCGCTACGGCCGTCTGGAACAGCTCAACCTGTTCCCGGCCAAGCCCGTGCGGACGCGTCAGATCATCGTCGAGGAGTACGCCGGCAAGCTGAGCCTGCTGCCGACCCGCCCCGCGGGCAGCCCAGGCACGGTCGGCGAGCGTGGTCAGCGGCGTGTGCGCTCGTTCGTCATTCCACACATCCCGCACGACGATGTCGTGCTGCCCGAGGAAGTCCAGGGCCTGCGCGCGTTTGGCTCCGAAACCGAGATGGAAGCCATCGGCGGTGTCATGGCCCGGCACCTCGACACGATGCGTAACAAACACGCGATCACTCTCGAACACCTGCGGATGGGTGCAATCAAGGGCCAGATCCTGGATGCCGACGGAAGCTTGCTGGTGGACCTCTTCCAAGAGTTCCAGATCGGCGCGCAGACCTCGATCAGCTATGACCTGGGCAACGCCGGCACGAATATCAAGAAGAAGTGCTACGAGCTGCTGCGCGCCATCGAGGACGGCATGCGCGGCGAGTTCTCCACTGGCGTGCACGTGCTGTGCTCACCCGAGTTCTTCGAGCAGTTCACCACGCACGCCAAGGTCGAGGCTGCCTATGCGCGCTGGATGGAAGGTGCAGTCCTGATCGGCGACATGCGTGCGGCCTTCGCGTTCGCTGGCATCACGTTCGAGGAGTATCGCGGACAGGCGAACTACCTGAAAGCGGACGGCACGACCGAGACGCGGCGCTTCATCGCCGCCGCCGAGGCGCATGCCTTCCCCACGGGCACGGTCGACACGTTCGCCACCTACTTCGCGCCGGCGGACTTCAACGAGACGGTCAACACCCTTGGGCAGCCGCTCTACGCCAAGCAGGAGCCGCGCAAGTTTGATCGCGGAACGGACCTGCACACGCAGTCGAATCCCCTGCCGATGTGCCACCGGCCATCCACGCTGGTGAAGCTGACGGTCGCGTGAGGATGGAGATCGTTCCGTTCTACGAGGCGGCACGCAGTGCCGGGCTGCTCACGCGGGTTACGGTGGGCAGCGTCTCAGCGCACTGCGCATTTCGTGCGCCGGATGACACGGTGCTCGACGGGCTGGCGATCTCTCGTGACTACCAGGTCGAGTATCCGGTCGCGTGGCTCACGCTCGCGCCGGGCGATCAACTGTCCATCGGCGCTGACAGTTACCAGGTCCGCGAGGTGCGCGCCGTCGGCAACGGCACCGAGCGGCGCGCGTCGCTGACCCGGCTCTAAGGCTGCGCCATGACCTCCGTTCGTGAACGCATCCTGCGGGAGATCGTGGCGCGCCTGATCCCAGCCGTCGCTCCCGTGCCGGTGCTGCGACAGACGGCGTTACCCGTCACGCGCGAAGCCGGTCCGGCGCTGCTGCTGTTCGTGGACGGTGACGCCATCACCGCTCACGCGAATCACCTCGCAGACCGAACCCTCTCTGTCCGCCTCGTCGCCGTCACACGCGGTAGCGATGCATTCGACGTCGCGGACAACGTGATCGTCGCCGCGCATTCCGCCTTGCTCGCCGAGCCGAATCTCGGCGGCCTGGCAATCGGCGTGCGCGAGGTCGACTGCGAGTGGGACATCGATGACGCCGATGCCGGAGCGGTCGCGCTGCCGGCCCGCTACGCCATCCGCTACCGCACCCGTGCCACTGATCTCACCCGCACCGGATAACCCCATGCACATCGAACTACTCAAGCCGCACACCCATCAGGACCGGCGCCTGGTCCCCGGCGATTACTTGGATCTACCCGAACCCAGCGCCCGCTGGCTGATCGCCGAAGGCGCCGCACGCGCCGCCTCGACGAGCAGCAAGGCCCCGCAAGACACCACGACCCGCCCGGGTCATGCCCCCAACACACCATCAGGAGATTGAACACATGGCTTACTTTTCCGGACAGGGGCGCGTATTCGTCGGCGCCCGCGACACCCTCGGCAATCCGACCGGCCTGACCTTCGTCGGCAACGTGCCCGAGCTCAAGGTCTCGCTTTCGGTCGACACCATTGAGCACCAAGAATCGCAGTCGGGCCAGCGCCTGACCGATCTGCAGCTGATCAAGACCAAGAAGGGCGAGTTCGCCTGCACGCTCGAAGAGCTGATCGCGATCAATCTCGAACTCGGCCTGTACGGCACCACCACGACCGTCGTGCCCGGCACGGTCACGGCCGAATCACTCCCCAACCCGGTCACAGTCGGCAGCCTGTATCCGCTCGCGTTCCAGAACGTCTCGGCGGTCCAGGTCCGCGACTCCGCTGCCACGCCCAAGACCCTGCCGGCCACGCAGTACACCGTCAACGCCAAGCACGGATCACTGGTGATACTGGATGCCACTGCCGGCGGTCCCTACACGCAGCCCTTCAAGGTCGACTACGCCTACGGCGCGGCTAAGAGCACGGCCATGTTCACGCAGCCGCTGCCCGAGCGCTGGATACGCTTCGAGGGGCTCAATACAGCGGACGGCAACCGCGAGGTCGTGATCGATCTCTACCGCGTCGCGATCAATCCGGCCAAGGAGCTCTCGGTCATCACCGACGAGCTGCTCAAGTTCGAGCTCTCGGGCCAGGTGCTGGCCGATCTAACAAAGCCCGCCAACGGCCAGCTGGGTCAATTTGGTCGCCTGGTGCTGCTGTAATGGACGACTTCAAGACCTTCCCGGCCACGCCGGTATCGTTGGACCTCGCCGGCACCACGCTCGACCTGACACCAATCCGTCTGGGCGAGCTGCCCCGCTTTCTCACGATCGTTCGTCCGTTCGCCGAATCACTGGAGACCGAACCGGACTGGGGCGATCTACTCGCCCGGCACGGCGAGGCCGTCCTCGAGCTGCTGGTGCTGACGACCCGCCGCGAGCGGGCCTGGATCGATGCCTTGTCTCTGGAAGACGCCGTGCGCCTCGCCGCTGCGGTGTTCGAGGTGAACGCCGGTTTTTTCGTGGCGCACGTCGTACCGGCCGTTCAGGTCGCGGCACGACGTCTCGAACCGACCCTGCGGGCCCTACCGGGCCCAGCTGGGACGATGCCGTCGCCTGCCTGATCCGAGCCGGTCACCGGCCGGCAGAGCTGATGAATTACACCCTGGCCCAGGCACAGGCGTTTCTCGACGCCGAGGCCCGACGTGAGCGCGAGGATCTGGCGCGGCTGCTGGTGGTAGTCGCTGTCGGCGCCCAAGGTGAGCGGCGCGGTGTTGAGCATCTGCAACGCGAGCTTCTCCGGGATCCTACATGCGACTGACGCTGAGCACGAGCGGCTTGCTCGATCCCCGTCAGCTGTCGGCCTGGAGCGCGGAGCGCCGCCGCGCGGTTCGTACCGCCGTGGCCACCGGCATGCGACTGGGCGGCCGCGAGGTCCGGGACGCAGCGCGCACGCAGATGCGAAGCGCCTTTGACGTGAAGCGCAGCAGCTTCGTGTCGTCGATGAGTGCAAAGGTGCTGGACAAGAAACCCGAGCGCCTGCCTGCCTTGATGGTCGGTAGCAAGATTCCCTGGCTCGGCATCCACCAGTCCGGCGGGACGGTGAGCGGAAACCTGCTGATCCCGATGCTGCCGGGCCGCATGGGACCCAAGCGCTTCAGCCAGATCATCACCGCCTTGCTGCGCAGCGGCAACGCCTGGTTCATCGAGAAGAACGGCCGGGTGCTGCTGATGGCCGAGAACATTCAGGACAACGCCACCCATCTCGCGCGCTTCAAACGCGCGGAGCGCGCGCGGACCGGTGCGCGGCAAATCAAACGCGGCCAGGAAATCCCGATCGCCGTTCTGGTGAGGCGGGTCGACCTCAAGCGCCGACTGGACCTCGTCGGCAGCGTGCGCGGCGCGTTGCCGCGCTTGACCCAGGCCCTTCAACGAGAGCTGGACAAGACCTGATGGCTAACAATCGTGCCCAAATCCTGATCAGCGCGATCGACCAGACCAAGTCGGCGTTTGACTCGATCAAGCGCGGCCTCGGTGGTCTGACTGACGTCGCCAGGGGCGTCAACGGCGTTCTCGCCAACCTCGGCGCGGCCGTGTCGGTGGCGGGGCTGACCGCGATGGTGAAATCGGCCATCGACACCGGCGACGCGCTCGACGAGATGTCGCAGCGTGTCGGTGTCAGCGTCGAAACCCTGTCGGTCTGGAAGCCTGCGGCGGAGCAATCCGGCATCTCCGGCGAGTCCTTCGAAAAGGGCCTGCGCAAACTCTCCAACACGATGCTGGAGGCCGCGGCCGGATCGGACGATGCCGCGCGCCGGTTCTCTGCGGTGGGCGTCGAGTTCAAGAACCAGGACGGGACGCTACGCGAAACCGATCAAGTCCTGCTCGACCTGGCGGATCGGTTCAAGGCCATGCCCGATGGCGCGCAGAAGACCGCGCTGGCGATGCAGCTCTTCGGAAAGTCCGGCGCCGAGCTGATCCCGTTCCTCAACCAGGGACGCGACGGCATCGACGCGCTCGCCACCGAGATGCAAGCGCTCGGCGTGCAGATGAGTTCGGAGACGGCAGCGCAGGCCGGCACGTTCAACGACGCCCTCGACAAGCTCAAGCTCGCTGGAGGCAGCGTCGGCAATCAGATCATCACGTCACTCCTGCCGGCGCTCAACGACATGGCTGGTGGGATGGTGGAATCCGCCAAGCAAGGTGGAAGCTTGCGGGCCATCCTCGATGGGATTGTCCTCGCCCTCAAGGTGTTGACCCTAGGCGCGGCCACCGTTGGCAAAGCCTTCGTGGCGCTCGGCGAGGCGATCGGGGGCGGAACCGCCGCCGCCGTGCTGGCGCTGTCCGGCAATGTGGACGGTGCAAAGGCCGTGATTGCCGATCTCAAGGGCAACCTGGTCCAACGGCTCGACGAGCTCGCGACGTTTCGTGACAGCCTGTTCGATCCCAAACCCATCGCGGTCAAGGCACCGAAGATTCAGGCCGATCCCGAATTATTGGAAAAGCTGTCCGCTCCGTCGTCCGGAAAGAAGGGCACTGACACCGCATCGGCACGCACCGGATTGTTCAAGGCCCAACTGGATGCCGAGTTCGGTTTGCTCAAGGCCGGCCTCGACAGTCAGCAGACGGCGCTGGATCAATCGCTCGACGATCGTCTGATTTCAATTCGCGATTACTACAGCCGGAAGGCCGCCCTCGACCAGCAGGCCATCGACGCGGAGATCGCCCGCAAGCAGGCCGACCTCACCCGAGAGCGGCAGGTCGCCGAAACAGGCGCCTCCGAGAAAGACCGCCTGCGCGCGAAGGCCGAAGTCGCGAAGGCGGAAGGCGAGCTGATCGCGCTCAACAATCGGCGCACGGAGATCGAGCAGGTCAATGCTCGCGCAGCTGCACAAGCGGAGCGCGAGCAT